TATCACATCTCACGCTTTTGACATCGTATCACCACATGTTCCTAAAGCAATCAGGAAAATTGAAGATGCAGAGAGAATCGTCCAATGCGTCAACGCCTGTGCCGACATGGAAGACCCTGCGAAGGAGATAGCCCAACTGAGGGCTGATAGGGCGGAGTTGTTGAAATTGGTTAACGAACTGTATGCACGTATCGACTGTTCGATGGAGAAGCATATTGAGTATGAAGAACTCATCAAAAGAATGGAGGTGGGGGAATGAGAGAGATATTGTTTAGGGGTAAGGCAATAATAGATGAAGATATTTTGAACATTTATGGATTAAAGTATTTTAATGTTGTAAAGAGCGGTGAATTTATCTACGGAAGCATTATTACGAATAACAGCAGACCTTTCATTGTAGGTTCAGTTGTTGAAGCAACAGATGAGTATATATCACTTGAACAGTGGGTTCCTGTTGACCCCGAAACAGTCGGCCAATACACCGGCATGGAAGACGAGAAGCTAAACAGAATTTTTGAAGGGGATGTCCTAGACTCAGAAGAGTTTAGCAATACGGTTGTCAGCTACAACGAACACGACGCTTGCTTCATTGGAGGGGATACACCTTTTTCAGAGATTGATCCTGATGATGATGAAATATGGAAAGTCATCGGTAACATTCACGAAAATCAAGAACTATTGGAGGCTAACAAATGAAAGAATACATCGAGGACTTAAGATTGAGAGATATACTGCCAATTTGTGGGCATGACCCATATGGTCGTATTTCTGGTGAAAGAATCCCTTGTTCACACAGAAACAATCCAGCAAGGACGTGTAGCTCTCTGTATTGTCCAATATTGCGAGAGTTGTTTGAGATTGCTGATTTAGAACCAGAGGAGGCCAACAAATGAACGCACGTGAAAGATATGAGAAAGAGACAGGCAAGAAGCCCATTCAATATGGCGGTGTGCCTGAGCTTGGTTATGTAGAGATGCTTGAATCACTGCTTGAGTGGATACCTGTTGAGAAAAGATTGCCTTCTAAAGGACAGAACGTGTTCGCCCACTACAAGAACAGCTTCGGTAAAGACAGAATTATCAGAGCAAAATATCTAAGGAAATATCAAGAAGAAGCGAGTGATGACGAACTTGATTTCGCAGAATATTCAGAAGAACACGATGAGAATTACTGGCCAGAGGGATGGTATGAACAGATAGACAACTGGGGTGATTATTCTGCTGTAGCTGTTGTTGAAGGTGAGGTTGATAAATGGCTCCCACTCCCACCACTACCGGAGGATGTATGAAAAGTAAAACCACCGCAAACGATATACAAGCAATGATTATGACTCGACACAATGATGATGTATATGTACAAGAGTTTTGTTGTGGTCAGGATACATCTATAAGGATGGATGGATGTGCAATAAAAGCATCGTGGCAGAATCGTGACATATATGGATACGAAATCAAGGTAAGGCGACAAGACTTTTTGAATGATACAAAATTCCATAGGTATATGGATTATTGCAATCTCATGTATATGGTTTGTCCATGGGGTCTAATCGCACCTGAAGAAGTTCCTGAAAAATGCGGGTTGCTTTACATGTCAAAAACAGGGAACAGGTTAATGACAAAGAAAAAAGCTGTGTTCCATGAAATTTCTGATATTCACGAGAAAGAAGTTTTAAGAAGGATGTTGTTCAGGACAACAAACAAGAACGGTTATGAACAATGGAGGTCTGATTATCTGAAATATAAATCAGAATCAAATGAATATGGCAATAAGATATCTCAGAAAATATCTGCTGAGGTTAGCAAGAAAGTGAGAGATGTAGATGCTGAAAACTTTAGGCTTGTAAGAGAAATATCTAAGTACGAGAACATAAAAAGTTTTCTATCTGAAATGGGAATTAAAGACACTCATATATGGTCATATCGAGAACAATTAAAATCAATATTTGATGATGGGACTGATAGAGCAAAGAGGCTGCTGAATGATATTGAAAGTCTTATAAGTCATAAAGAGTACATAGAAGATATTATAAACAAGAGTAAGGTTAAATAATGACAAGAAAATGCCCGATGTGCAACGGAAGTGGAGTAAGGCAAGAGGTAGTCATGCTCATACCATCGAGAACAGATACTAGATGGTGGCATGAATACATCATGAAGGCGAGTGAAATTCGCTTTGTCCGAGGAAGGCTGAAATTCGGTGGAGCTAAATATAACGCACCGTTTCCATCGGCTATTGTCGTGTTTAGAGCATAACCGGTCGTTGACAGGAATAAATACTATATAAGACTGCGATGATCTGCTGCCGGACAGTATTCCGGTACCTGGGAGTGTGGTGGAATTGGTAGACACGGAGTAAGATTTGAAAGTGAAGACGCTTTCTTTAATTCATGATAATAAGAAATTCTAATTCACGGGGATGACTTTACTCCCTTACAGGTTCGAATCCTGTCGCTCCCATACCAGCCGTTGGCTGGAGTAAATCAAAGGCGGCGGCCTAAGAAACGCAAGGTTTTTCTTTTACGACGACAAGGATCTGAGTCATCAGTGAAATGGCAGTTCAATTCATAGTTTCAAGAGCCCCCGGCCAGCGGTAAGAGGTCAGGCCGGGGGACAATTTGGGAGACCGTTGGTATGGATCTCACAGTTTTGGAGTATACCCTAATCGCTGCATCTTTCGCAACGATAAGTTTTATCGCAGTCCTCGCTTATAAGTCGAGATCGAGCGTGATCTTCGAGCAGGATATAAAAGAGCTTATCGACAAATGCATACTGCTCCCAGGACAAGACGGCCATACCTCAGACGTTCGAGAAACCGCCAGAAACTTAAATTCAAAGCTTCGGGCGAGCAAACGTACCGCAAGGGGAAGGAAATGATTTCTATCGTTGCATACGTAGTTCTCGGCGTGCTTTTCGGAACGGTCGGCACCACGCTCATGTTCTTAAAGGAGGAACGGTATGGAAAACGCAGTAACAGAAAATAAGTCGGAAACGAAGAAGAAGAGACGGAAGTTGGTAGCCTACTCGATTGAGGATGCGGTCAAAGAGGTACTCGAAGAGATCCCTGCAGGCCAGGTGTTCTTCGGATATCAGCTTTGCCAAAGAGTCCGCTTCCTGCTTCGTGTACACGGCAGGGATATCTATCCGATGGATTCAACTATACTCCGTCGGCTGCGAGAACAGAAAGACCATTACGGCATAAAGGCCAAAGGTGGCGGAATATCAGAGTATAGAAAAGCTGTGAGAGTGAGGGTGTAGAGAATGGCAACTCAAAGATACGTAAGCACATCTTTTTGGGATGATGGTTGGATACAGACGCTTGATCCGTCAGAGAAGCTGCTTTACCTGTACCTTATGACAAACCCCCTGACGAATATCGCGGGTGTTTATAAGATTACAGATAGACGCATCAGCTTCGACACGGGTTTTAATCTCGATACAATCCGACACATCTTCAGGAAGTTTGAAAAAGCAGGAAAAGCATACAGAAAAGACGAGTATGTAGTCATTCCTTCATGGCCGAAGCATCAAAAATGGGAGAAAAGCTCAAAAGTCAATGAAGGTATCATCAGGATATTAAAGGATTTAGATGTAGATATACTCCGATATCTGGTACAGGTAGGGTATAGATACCCTATAGATACCCTATCTATACCCAATGCATACCCCCAGAACTACTCTTACTCTGACTTAGACTCTGACTTAGACTTAGACTCTGACTTAAAGAAGAGTGGCGAATCTGACGATTCACAATCACCCACAATGGAACAGGCATCAGAACTTGCACACCTACTTCAACACCTTCATCAAAAGCAGGATCCGAAATACAAAGGCAAGCCCGAGTCATGGGCGAAAGACATCGAGAAGCTGATCCGTATCGACGGAAGGCCACCTGATGAGATCCGCAAGGTGATTACATGGGCGAAAGAGCCACGGAACTTCTGGTTCCCGAACATCATGAGCGGGAAGAAGCTCCGAGAGAAGTACCCTACTCTCAAGGCACAGATGGAACGCGAGAAGAAGCTCAAGAAGCCGAAGTATGCGACCACTGAGGGTTATGACTACGAGTTCACCGAAGATAATTTTCAGGAGGTGTAAAGATGGAGAAAGCAGGAGAAACTAGAGGTTTTCAGGCTACACTTTCAAGGCTTGCTGAGACAGCCAGAATCAGCGAAGAGCAAGAACAGGCACGACAGGCAGAGCAGAAGCTCAAGGAACGATCAGCACGAATCAAGGAACGAATCAGCCAGATACCGAGACGATACCGCGATGCAACCTTCGATAAATTCGAGATCCTTACAGACCAACACCAGGTGCTTGTCGACTACCTGAAAGCCGGGAACTCCTGCATCATTTTCGGGCCGAATGGGACCGGAAAGACTCACCTCGCTTTTGCGACTATCCGGCATCAGATCGAGTATGACAAGACCGGTATCTACATGCTTGCTGCAGACCTGTTTGACCAGGTAAAGGCTCTTTTCGGTGACAAGACTGCAGGTGATCTCTCAGAGCTTGAACGATGCGATTACCTGGTCATAGATGAGGTCGATAAGCGATACGGTTCACAGACCGAGTTCATCGCACTCTACCGTCTTGTCAACAAGCGATATAACGAGATGCTTCCGACGATGCTCATTACAAACTCAAGCCGCGATGAACTTGTCGATGTCGTGGGGCCGTCAGTCGTCGATAGGATCCGAGAAGAAGGAAAGACGTTCAACTTATCGGGTTGGGAGAATTATCGGATGAGAAAACGCGAGGTGGTCGCATGAATATAGCCGATTACATCGCTATTGCAGTGATCATGCTTATGGCAATCCGTATTGCTTTTAAGGGATTCATTGTTGAGTTCACAAGCAAGTCTGCCTTGTTCGTCGGTCTTTCCGTTGCGCTCATGTTCTCAGCACCCGTTACACAGTACGCTCCTACGCAAGCAACTGATCTATTTGGAAGATGGATGGAAGTCGCTGCATTCATGATGATGTTCATACTCGGGTGGGTAATGATGAAAATATTTCTCGTGGTGCTCGTAGACATCGTTGATGTAGCACACCTTGAACTCTTTGATACCGTGCTTGGATTTGCTCTCGGAGCTATTGAAGGTGCAGTTATTGTCAGCCTGATCGTTTACCTGCTCCAGTTTCAGCAGACGTTTGACTTCACTACCATTCTCTCTCATTCGCGATTCATTCACACGATAGAACCACTCGCACCAGGTTTAAGCAATGCAGTGAAAACGCAACTAATAGATAAAATTATACATGGAGGATCGTAGAAACATGAATCAGAAAAGCAGCACTATCCTGGCAATAGATCCGGGAAACGAATACAGCGGGTACGTGATCATAGACGAGAGAAAGAACGTGATCGATAAGGGAAAACTCGACAACAAGAGCTTGATGAAGCTGATTGCTGATCTATTCCCTCAACCTGGTTATCTTGCAATCGAGATGCCCGCATCCTACGGCATGGCAGTGGGAAGAACAGTTTTTGATACATGCGTATGGGTTGGAATGTTCTCTATGCTAGTCGGTCCGTATAAGACATACAAGGTTTACCGGAAGTCAGTAAACAAGACGCACGGCATCGAGTCGGTTGCGATGCACCTGTGCAGATCAACCAGGGCGAAGGACAGCAATGTACGCCAGGCGTTAATAGATATGTATCCACCTACAGGTGGAGGCAAGACGCCGCAGATAGGGACGAAGAAGAAACCTGGTCCGCTCTATGGATTCGCAGCTGATATGTGGGCAGCACTTGCTGTGGCGGTTACATTCGCAGACTGGCTGCGTGAAGTAGAAAACTATGGGATGGAGGTAGCTGAATGAATAACAGACACGATCAAGCAATAGATCAGTTAATCGAAGAGATAGACAGAAAACAGATGGTACAAATCGGTTTGGATCAAGATCAAGAACGATGGGCAAAAGCTTGTCTGGAAGCGTGTGAAGGTTTGACAGTAGATGCTCTCAAAGCAGGAGTAGTAAAGACTGCTGTGCTGAATATGTTTGAAAATAGTAATCATCTTAGATCAGATGCAGGCAAGAAACCGATGAAAAAGGAAGATGCGACGTTTCATGGCGTGAAAGTATGGGAGGTGACTACGTGAGTGAAAAGCTTATTGGTCCTTTGCTGGTAAATGAGTATCGCCATACTGAGGACATTATTGAGTGGGATAGTATCTCAGAATGCGCACGTGCGCACGGGGTTAAACCACACACTATCAAGCGGCTGATTTTCTACGGTGGAAGCCTGGATGGACACACGACATTCGATATACCAATGCATTGTGGGTTTGACATCAGGGAAACTAGTACAGGAGATCTTGAGATCTTTGATACAGAAACAGGAATTGTCCTTGATGGAGGGACAGCAACAAAACGAAGAATGAAAGGAGAGTTTGAGCATGGCGGAGAGAATATATCAAGACTACGATCAGGCAGCAAGGGAAAGCAGAAGGAGTATGGCACTCAGCCACGAACACAAGATGATAAGATTGCCGCGCGGGGTGCGTCAGATCCAGATATGCAAGCCTTTGGGTAAGGATCCATTTGCGGTCTACAGGACGGCGCCGACTATCAGATGTCACGAGTACAAAGTTTCTTCAAGAGAGGTCGATGAGATAACAGAATGGGAGGCATTTTAGGCATGGCTAACGCATTCAGTGTGAATAAGCATCCGAAAAAGAAAGCAATCATCAGGGCTCTTATCAATCAAGAACCATACAACAAGATAGCGAACGATTATGGCCTAACAGAAAGTGCTGTGAAGAGATATGCATATAGACAGTTACGGAAGGATGCTGCAAATGCCTTGGTTAATGGTGGTTATGGCGGAGCTGCTCTCCTGGAGAGAATTGAAGAGACCATTGTCTACGTGCAGAAGATATACGACGCGTGTAATGAATGGCTTGAGGATGTAGATGATCCAAGCAAGTATAACATTGATCCAAGAGCTCATGAACATCAGGTAATATATAACTTGATATTAGACGATAGTGACGGTAAAGAGACTCGTATAAGGAAGAAAGCAAACCTTCAGGAACTACTCAACCGAGCAATGCGAGATGATGAGGAAATTATAAAAGTCGAGAGCAAGATCAGTGATCCTCGAAAACTCATCCTTGATACCGCGCAGACTCTCAACAAACAGCTGGACAGCCTTGCAAAGATTGCCGGACTTGTCCAGGAAGTTACGAATGTTGATATCAATATCACGCAGAATAACAGCATCGTCACAAACGTGGTGAAGGTTATTGAGCGAGAGACAGCAGACCAGCCAGAGCTTATGCAGAGACTTGTGGAGGGGGTCACAAATGGCAATTAAGAGTAGGCAGGATGAAGCAGTACGGGAAGCTATGCAAGAGATCGCCTACGGACTTTCCCGGCCGCTGTACATCGCATCCCTTGGATTTACTCCCTTCGAGTGGCAGAAGTCTGTACTGCAATCCCGACATAGGCGGAAGACGATAAACGGAGCCCGGCAGAGCGGGAAGTCAACTATTGTTTCTGCTGTTCCGTGTCATACGGCAAAGTATTACCCGAAGAGTTTGAATATTATCCTGGCACCGACCGAGAAGCAGGCGACTGAGGACATTCTCAAGGTGAAAGACTTCATATCTGTGGATCCTACGTATCCAGACATCAAGTCTGATAGTCAGGAAAAGATTGTTCTATCTAATGGCAGCCGTATTATCATCATCCCGGCAACAGAGAGATCCGCACGTGGATACTCAAATCCGCGTACGCTTGTGCTCGATGAGTCATCCCGTATTCCTGATGTTGTCTACAAGTCAGGTGTCCGGCCGATGCTTACAGATAATCCTGACTGCGAGCTATTCAGCATATCCACCCCGAACGGCAAGCAGGGATTCTTCTATGATTCATATACCATCTCAAAAAGGTGGGAGAAATACGAGATCAGATCACCGTGGGAAGTGGACCCGAACGACGAATGGAACCTGATACCCTACATGGAAGAATCACTATTCAGGCAGGACAGGGCAAAACATGGCATAGCAGCATGGTATTCACCGAGGCATTACACACTAGAAGAGCAGATTGATCAGCTTGAGGCGATGGGCAGACAGCAATACATGCAGGAGTACTGCTGTGAGTTCGTCGAGCAGGAAGACATGGTATTCAGCTATGACGAGATTGAAAGAGCATTCGCACAGAACGTAGCAGGATTTGACAATGAAGATATGTTTGGCGAAGCCCCAAGCCTGCAAGCAATAGAAGGAGCGTATTAAGACATGGTAGGGATCGATACAAACAAAGAATATATCATTGCAGTGGATATAGCGAAGAAACGAGACTATACGACTATCCAGGTATATCGAATCACACCGGACGTAAGGCACTTCCCAAGAGAGTCAGGCAGGTCTGATCAGATCGTAGCCTTCCTCGACTTGGTATACATGGCCAAGTATCAGGCTATACGCTATACAGAGCAGGCTGCAGCAGTCATGGAGTTGATGAAGCGGGTAAACCTGATAGATAATGCACAGCTGCTTGTTGACGGTACAGGAGTTGGAGAGGCTGTTGTTGACATTATGCGAGAACAGGGGCTGATGCCGTTGCCGATTGTCTTCACGGGAGGTAATGAGGCGCGTCCGGTGTATGCAGAGTTCGGTAAGGTATTCGGCGGGAGCAGTACGATGTTCAGGACTGCATCGGTGCTCAAAGAGATGCACGTGCCGAAAGAGGATCTGGTGCATGCAGGCATGATCATCATGCAGCAGGGGCGCATGCGAGTAGCCCCAAACATTCAGCATTCCGATGACTTCAAACGCCAGCTGATGAGCTTTAAGGGCAAGGTGAATGAGAAGACAGGCAGGACTAAGTATGAGAATGAGACGGATGATATCCATGATGACTTCGTTGTTACGTACTTAATGGCTGCTTGGTGGATGACATACAGAAGAGTAACTGAGTCCGAGGACCGAGTAGTACAGGAAAAGAAGAATGCAAGCTGGGATCCGTTTGCATATCTTGACTGATTAAGGAGAGAGATTTAATGGCAGTTACAAAAGAACAGATGCAATCTATCATGAAGCTGAATAAAAAACTCAAAGAATACCGGTCGATCCATGAGTCTACATGGAATGATATTATCACATATCTGGCTGCATCTTATTCGTCTGCTACCATTGGGAAGCCAGGAACAGAAAGTGCGCCAAACTATCGTGATCTATACGACACGACAGGCATTGAAGCATCGAACATAGCAGCAGACGGTTTGCAGGGGTATGCGTTTGGGCGTTCTATTGCATGGTTCAGGCTGCAGTTTGAAAACAAGATGCTGATGGAAGTTCATGCTAATAAAAAATGGCTTGAGAAGCAGGAGCGTAAGATATACGCACAGCTTGACAAGTCGAATTACTACGATGAATCACGTGCATTCGTAAAGTGCGGTTTTGATTTTGGCACATCTGTCATGACGCTAGATGAGGACAAAAAAAGAAATATACCCATATTCCACACACTCCACCCCGGCACCTACGTCATTGATGAGAACCAGCACGGAGAAGTAGACACGCTTATTCGGGATTTCTATCTCTCAAAGGAAGAAGCAATTGATAAGTTCGGAGAGGAAAACATTCCGGATGAGATGAGAAAAAGTCAGAATATCGGAGAACTGTATATGTTCTCTCACTACATTGGTCCAAACAATAAGATCAAACTCGATGTACCTGGAGAGGATGAATACATATCGCTTTACTGGGCAGATATTGATAAGGATAAGCCTGTAGAGGCAAAGCGGTTTGAAAAGAAACGATTCTTTGCTTGGCGCTGGGCCAAGAATCCGTGTGGATCACCATGGGGAGTGGATTCTCCTGGAATGGTGCAGATTTCCAATATCAAGATGCTGCAATCTATCTGTTCAGACCAGGTACGTCTGTCACAGTTGCAGGGGCGGCCGCCGATTAAAAAGACTGCTGGTCTGCAGATCAACTTCTATCCGTCCGGAATGACTGATCTCAAGCCTGGTGAAGACTTTCAACCACAGAATGTGACAGGCAATCTCTCCTGGACAGAACAGAGGATACAGATGCTGCAACAGCAGGTGAGATCATCCTATTATGTTGACTTCTTCCTTGCGCTTATGACCAGTCAGGACAAGAACAAGACAGCGACAGAAGTGCAAGCACTTCAGGATGAGAAGAGTGCGATCATGGCATCGTTTTTTTCCCGTCTTGCACATGAGTTCATAGAACCGGTTCTTGAGGCGATCTACGAGCTTGAGATGGAGTCTCGGAGACTAGATAAACCGCCTGCGGGTATGGATAAACAAAACATAAACATTGACTTTATTTCACCGCTTACCATGCTGCAGAAGAGAGCACAGGGGCTGAACACGACTAAGCAGTTCTTGTCGGAGATCCTCGGTATTTCAGAGATATATCTTCCGATACTCGACAAGGTTGACTTCGATGAGTATGCAGAACTTGCAGGAGAAGCCTACAGCGTAGACAACCGAGTGATTCGTGAAGATGACAAGGTGCGTGATATCCGTGCGCAGAGGGCACAGATGCAGGCAGATCAACTGAAGCGGCAACAGGCTATTGAAGCAGCGAAAGTACAGAACGATGCAATTGCCAAGGGAAGCAAAGCACCGGAGAAAGGTAGCCCTGTAGAACAGTCTATGAATCAGCAGCAAGGACAGAGAAGGAGGTAAGAGTACATGGCAACAGAACAAGAGCTTGAGAGAGAGCGACTTGATCAACTACACCAGGCAGAGTTTGAGAGACGTATCTATCAGGATGTGTTCTGCAATCCAAACGGGAAAGCAGTGTTAGCTGACTTGCTGAACAGGCTTGGCTTTTTCTCTGCAGACCCGAGCAAGATAGATCCTAACCAGATAGCAGTCGCGAACTGGCTGCTTGCGAAGATCGGAATAGCAACAGTGTCGAACTTGTCAAACTACGTAGACAAGATCGGTGATGCTGCTTCGTTTATAGATTTGCAGTAGGAGGCATGAAATGTTTAGATGGTTTTTAATGAACACCCTTCCCTTTCTTCTAACACCTGATGACGGTACAGGAGGCGGAGGCGGAGATGTAGAGCACGCAGCAGAAGATGCTGAGACAAAGACGACTGAAGTAGAAACAGAATCAGTAGTTGATGAGCCAAAAAATCAGGAAGATACGCAAGGGAAAGGCGTAGACGATACTGACAAGTCAGACACCGAAGATGATACCAAGGCCAATAGCAAAACCACAACTGAAACAGATGAGGATTCGCAAGACAGTAAGGAGCAGGATAAAAAGGCAGGGAAGCCCGAAGAAAAGAAGCCTGACGATGAGAAGAAGACAGAGCTTCCTAAATGGTTTTCTCAGCTTTCCCCGGACAGACGCGAGAATGAAGAGTATGTAAAGCTGCTTGGTGATAAACCAAAGACCAACGATCTTGCAGATGCGTACGTTGATCTTGCAAAGCGCATGGAAAAAGCCATTGAGATCCCAGGAAAGGATGCAAGCATAGATGATATTAAGGCGTTTTTCACAAAGATGGGTGTACCAGAGAGCGAGGATGGATACAAGCTTGGAGATGTTGGTTTTCCGAAAGAGATGAGTGGGACGCTTGAGAAACAGATGCGAAGCGAGTTCATGCGTGCTGGTTTGACACATAAGCAGGCTGATGCAATGTGGAAGGTGCTCGGGAAGAGCTATTACACATCGCAGCAGTTAATGGCTGACAACAAACAGAAGCAAGTACAAACATTCGATGCTCGACTGATAGCACAGTTAAAGGACGCGTATCCAGTTAAGGCTGAACGTGAGCGTGCTGCGAGAGAGACTGTGAATCTATTTAATCAGCATATGCAGCGTACTGGGCTTGGCAAAGTCTACAAAGATACCGGCCTCATATATAGCGCGGATTTCGTCATGAAGATTGCGAATGATGAACGCGCCAGAGGCGGAAGCATTGTAAACGGCCAGACATCCATTGGTGGGCAAAAGACAGACGGAGTATTTGGAGATTACTCACCAGAGTTCACAAAAGCTGTAGGAGGTAAATAATGGGATATATTGATGATCTTCTTGAGCAGATTGGGGAAGATGACACAACCAAGAAAAAGAGTGATGAGCCTGATAATAAACAGGACAAAGATACCGAGGATCAGAAAAAGAAATCCGACACTGAGGAAGAAAAGAATGAGGACGAAGGGTTTCCGGGGAACTGGTATTCAAACGAGTTCA